ATATAAAATATATTTATTATATTTGCATAACGAAATACTTAAAGAATATGAGGAAATGTAATGGAAACAATGGTTCAGAGCTTCATAGATTAAAACCCATGCAGGATTATGATGAAGCAATGTTTAATCGGTTATACAAAGTTTGTAAGCCAGTTATTCGGAACCTTACCAAACAGATTGATTACAAAAGGTTTAACCTTACGCCAGATATAATATCTTCTTATTTCTGGGATAAAATGTTATTTGTTTTTAATAAGTACTACGGTACTTGTAGTGAAGAACATCTTAAAGCAAGAATCCTTTCTTCTCTTGCTACATTTAAGAATAAGCTTCTTCGATTTGCCTATGGAGAGATTGCAGAATACAATCAGAACCTATTTAAACTTGAAGACTTATTTGATAATGATAAAGAGTTAGAAGATGACGATGAAGAGGTTAAGGCTAAGGAAGAAATGCTTGAATTATTATATAAGTATATGAAAGAGAAATTATCTCCAGATGCTTATATGGTATTTGAAGTATTACTTACTCCACCTCCTTATATTAAAGAACGAATTAAAGATGGAGAAAGAATCACCAATATAATGCTGGTTGAGTTCTTTGATATGCCTAGAACTAAGAAGTCGGTTAAATACATAGGAGAACTCAAACAAGATATCTTATATTGGGAAGAGAAAGCTAAAGAAGAACTTCACTACTAAACACAAAAGAAAAGGGGCGTTTCCCAACGTCCCTCTCCTATAATCCATAAATTAAAAGTTCTTTGTCAACAATATAAGTAGTTAAGACATAATATTATAGTTTTATAATGTATGCCAGTACGTAGTAAGGTGGCCTATTTTCGTGAGGTTGACCTCCACCTGCAGCCCTGGTATCATGGTCCCATAGGCATACATAAGAATTATCTCTATCAGTTTTATTACTACCAGAAAGGTTATTACCAATCCATTGAGTACCATTAGCTCCCACCAAATCTGAATGAGCCTCGATAAAGTAAGCATCTGCGAAATTGTGAACGTGAGATGGAATCTCTTGAGTTGAAAGAGTTACTTTTTCTTGGCCACCCGTATTACCAATCAAATTGTAATCCTCATTACCCGATGACCAGCCAACAATAAACTTACCCGATAAGTCTGGTGTCTGTAAGTCTTCTACAATCTGACCATTACATAAAGCCCAACCTTCTGGTACAGAAACTCCATTCCACATGGCAATTAGTCCTCTTGGTATATTAGCTCCTGCCATACCACCAAGCTTTTCATCAATGTAAGCCTTGATATCAAAGTTTGGGAATCCTTGCAATAGTCGTAAGAGAGTTTCTATATTGGCTTGTTGCATTCCATGGATAGCAGTATTATATTCTACTGGTTGGGGAAACTTTCCTGCATAAGGAACAATAGAATATTTCTCTACTGAGTTATCCATTGAATTAGTACCTTGCCCATATATACCAATTAATACCATTGAGGATTTGTCTACCAAACCTTGAGATACTGAAGCCATAGCTCTATTCACTAGAGACTCATATGATAATTCATTATCTTCTAATACATTTGTTTTTGACAGGTTTCTAGAATCCTTGGGTGTTGGGTATAATGGGTCTACTGATTTCTTGTACAGAGAATAGAACGAATTGGATTCATTCCAGAAAGCTCTGAACTGTACTGGGTTCTGTACAGGCTCTTCCAAAGGTGTATGGTAAGCAAATACAATCACATCCTCATTAGAACCCTTTGAGCCTTCAATATTAGGTATACTAATATTAGCACTATCAGAAATATAGATTGTACCATCCCTTGCTATACAACCAAAATTTGTATCTGGTCCTTCACCAGAATCTGCAGCTTTAGTCATATACCTTGAAAGGATTCTATCCTTTATTGCTTGATATGCAGGAGAAGTAGGTTCTCCATTAGGCAAGAGAGTGATTGCATTATTTACAATCGTTGCAGAACCAAATCCACAAAATGGGCCAATGCCTACTGGTGCAGCTATAGCTTCAGCTGCATCCTTAGACTTTATTATACCTTCATAATCAAAATAGGTTTTCATAATGTATCTTTGTTATTGTTATTACTCTTATATTCTTTCGATTGGTTTTTCATATCTTGGAAAGCCTCTCCTACAGCCTTGAACTTGAAGGTTATCAATTTCCAAAAGATAGACCAGATACTGTACTTCTTTTCTACACCATGTAAAGTACAGATATGATTATAAATACTATCTATTTCAAAACAGTAACATAATACCATTACCGTTATAGATACTGTTATTGGATTTAATCCGTAAGGTTCTCCGATGGCTTTACCTATTACGGCACCCAGTAAGATGTAACACAGGTAATCAATGATTTTATTAAGAGTTCTTCTCCCGGCTCTAGATTTTCTTATTTCAATCTTCTTTGCCCTACTTGCAGATATCCCAAACCAAAAATCTGTAAGTATTAGTACAAAGGCTAATAAAATCATCCACCTCAAATCAAAGATAATGGCATAACATTCAGAAGTGAATCCAATGATACCAGTTTTAAATAATGTGTTAAAAGAGCTGCTTTCCATTTTGTTTATTCTATTTTAAGTGACCATTCTGTTCCTTCCGGAACTAATATATTAATACCTTGTTCCGAAATATCATTGGATTCCCAAGTAAGTTCTGTCTTATCAACTACATCCAACAGGTTTACTATGAATACTGCTTTAACTGCAGGATTAGCTTTCACATAGAAAGTATGTTTACCTGGTAAATTAGTAAAGAATTGATAAGGGCTTGGATGAACCACATCCGGAGCTGTCTCATATACAATATCTGAAACTTCTCCAGTATCTGAAGTACAGGTTACGATAGTAGATACTTCTTGTACATCTTTGCTTAGTTCTGCACTTACTGGATTACAAGTTAAAATATACTTAGGTATAACATCCTTAATCGTAAGGCTTACTACTGAACCTTGATAATAAAACTCATAATTACCTGCTTTATCGAAAGTGATAAGAGTGTTCGAATTGTATTTCTCAGATGAACCCTCTAAGTCAATCCCAGTTATCATATTACCACCATCTCCCCAACGTAGGTAGAATTGGCAATTCTTGGATTTGGTTAATTGATAGCCTGCCTTGATATACTTTCCTGCATCTGCTTCAGCTTCAGAGTAAGGTTCTAATTCATACCAATTCTCATCCTCTTCATTCAAAGGTTCTAACCACAAGTAGGATTGAGGAGTAGGTATATAAGCAAGTACTTCTACTTCTACAGACTTACTAGCATCACCCACCGATTCAAATTTATAACTTCCAGCCTCATTAAATTGGTATTCTGTACTTCTACCATAGTAGAAATCAGGACCAACTACATAGCGATTAGTTAATTCTAAAGTACCAAGTTTTACCCAAGTACCTTGGGTATTCTTTTTGTAAATGGTCACCTCGGTATCAAAATAACTACCTAAGTTTGCACTTTCGAAAGTAGAATAATAAATACCCGATGTAACCCAAAGATTAACTGATGCAGAACCTTGAGCATTTAGGTTTAATCGTTTGTTTGATACGCCTATATCGTAGTTAATCGTATAACCTAATCTGTAAGCTACTACTGTACCATAATTACTAGCATTACCTGAGTCATCTTTAGTACATCTAAATTGGAATGTACCAGTAGTAGTTGGTGCCCATCTTTGACCATTACGAACTAAAATACCTGGGTCTGAAATACATACGGCAATAAGTTGACTTGTATCTTCGTTAGGATCTGAAGAACGAATAGTTATCAAAGACTTTTCACCGTTGGTAAGATTTATATTCCGAGGTTCACAGAGTACAGTATAGTTAGTAGCAATAGCAGTTACGGTTAAGGTAACCTTCTTTGCTGGGAAGTCTGCAATAACCCATTCATATGTACCTGCAGAGGTTATTTCCCAAACAGAACCAGAATCTTTAGTTTCATAGGTATTAAGTAACTGTACGGATACAGGTTTAATATTTCCCTGATAATTCATATTTGCAGTTACCCTTACTTTGATTACTGGATTAGTACCTGTAATTACTAAATTATCTGGGTCTGTTCCTCCTTCTACCAAGTCGGCATATATGTGATAAGATTTAGTGTAATATTCTAAACCTATATCTACATAGGTAGTTACTGAAGTATCTCCTACACTTCGGAAATAATATCTTTGGTCACCCTTTCTTGCATAGAAAATAGAACCACTTTCGTATTTCTTTGAACTCCATTTATTCTCAGCTGGGTCATATCCAGTTACCTGATACCTTAAATCGGCATCATCATAATCTGATGTAACTATTACTCTAATAGGTACTTCGGTTATATGCCCAGTTACAATCTTTGCAGGACTGATAAGAGGTTCAGCTATAATTTTATAATTGTAAGCCAAATCAAATCCATAAGCAATCTTCCCAGATACATTGTATGGTAAGAATCTATCGAATAACTTATCAATTGATTGTTTGAAAGCTTTGAACTCTGGAGTGGGGGAAGTAAACCCATGACCGCTTATAGAAATACCTACCTCTATACATTGAGCACAACCATAAATCTTATCATAGTTGTATTTGTCGTACTGAGAATAATCGGTATCATATAAGGGGTCTACCTTTTCCCATTTATCCATCTCTCCATCGGTTGGGTCTGTAATTGTACAGGTTAGCCCATACATATTAAAAAGAATTTCGAAGAACTTTCTTGAGCCACGAATCTTAAGTAATGAGATTGAATACTTTAAGATAGTTCGAATCTGTTCATCACTTAAGTTGGGAACTCCCTTGTGTTCTCCGGTTCTAGCAAATGGTAATGCTCCCAAGAACTCCCAGAGGTAATTTAAATACCTCTGCTGAGTTTTATCGATATCGATTATATCTAGAATATTATCAATATCTTTAGTTATATCTTCTTGGAAATAGTTACCACAAATTTCTAGAAATCTTTCTAATATGCCCTTACCGTCGACTTTATAAGTATCTTGCTCTTTAAATTCGAAAGGTAAGAAATCAATTAGGTTTTTAAGATTTGTCATACGATTTCATTTACTTTAAGTGTTAACTGACTTGAGTCTTCGAATACCGGAATATTATAACCTGGGTCTGTATAATCCTTGTTAGGTTCTGCAATGGTTATGATATATCTAAATCCGGATTGATAACCATTGTTCTGGATATCCAAGGCAAATACAAATCCATTTATAGTATCTCTAATCTGTGTAGTCTTACCCACTTGGCCATCATAAGAAAAGCCTCCCTTAACTGAACGTACTGTAAACTGAGTACCTGAAGAGAAAGAGATAAAGTAAGACATACTACCATTAGCCTCGTCTAATTGGAATTGACCAAGGATTAATTCTTTGTTACCATATACTGTAGTAGGCCAGGGTTTAGTATAAAACTTCTTCAAGTGTAAATAATCTACCGATTCAAGATTATCTATAAGTGCATAGATATCGGAGATTCTTACGCTGCCACCAATATCGGAGGCTTCCGGAGAATAAGCATTAAATAATGCACTTAGAATCTGAGATTGTATTTCCGATGTCTTATAAGACTTCTTCCCTGTAACTTCTACATCCAAGATAATGTTTACCTTACCTGCAGACTTAACTGTTAACCAAGTAGTAAGAGGTGAGTTCTGATGTAATACATCATATACCTTTTGAATAAGGTTAGAGTCAGCAGTAGCACCATTATCAGGAGATATATAAACGATTAGTTTTCTACCACATTCGTATTCTGCCTTTGCCTTACTAACCCCATCAACCAGTTTAGCTAAGTCTATGAAGTCCTGTTTGGTAATAGCTACTCCCATAGTCTTTACACTCAAAGGTATGTGTTCCTTGAGCATACTAAAATTCTCATAGGATGAACCTCCACCTGCAGCATAAGTATTAGATACAGTAGCATCTGTTACTGATGAAGATATAACTGAAGGTACAGAAGTAATCATACCAGATTTTACATTACCATTGATACCAGTAGTAAGGTAGAACTTAACCTCAGATATCTTGGCATTAGCTGCAGGCTTCTGTCCATATTTACCATCACCAAATAAGATATATGGATTTAAAGCTTCATCCATAGTAACCATGAAATGTTTATCGGTGGGTTTTGAATAAGCAAAGGTATTTACCAATACCCAAGATTCTCCACCAATCTTCATACTCATAGTTCCATGTTCGTAGTACTTACCATTAGGTAATGTACCCAGGGTAATAGTTACCCTTTCATCTGAAGGTATAACCATTCCATTTATCTGGCTTTCTGTATATAATTCATGTTGTACAACTGGAACTTTACAAGTAGTTACATTAGCATACCAAGTTACATCCCTAGAAGATAACCATTTGTTACCATTAGAATCTGTAAATAAAGTTCCAGAAGGTATAGTTAATTTAGCACCAATAGAATCTCCAGATACATCCCTGGATACTACCAAATCTACTGATGCTGCAATAGCACCTCTTGCATGATAATCTACCAAAGCTCCATGCCTAACTACTGAACTGTATTTACGAGCAGTAGGTAAGAAGGATTCCCTTGCCATATTATCAATGTAGTAGTGAAGAACTTCGGCAATTGCCGCAAACAATGAAAGGATAATGATTAATATATTTCCTTCCGAGTAATCAGTTACGAGTACATTGCCATCTTTGTCTTTGATATTCGTAAGTGATTCTATCAGCTTGGCCTTAATCTGTTGGTAAGACCTCTGATAAGGGTTGAGCCATTTATTAGTGATTCCCATATTAATAAGAGTTTAATGAATTTTCATTTTTATCATAGGTCAGGTACAGGTACTGACTAGTAGAAGTTTCATTAACTACATAATGAACTTCTATGTTTATTTTAGCACCTTGTCTAGAAACGGTGATACCCTTAAAGGTAATCCTTTGTTCCCATGCACCAATTGAGCTTTTAATAAACTCTTTAATAATAAAACTTAGGGCTTGTGTATTTGGCTCTTCTATACATTCCCATAGGCGATTCCCAAAGTTTTCCTGTCGAAATCGTTGTCCTATTAAATAATACATTATAGAGCTTATATTATTTCTTACCAAAGCCATATCACCATTAACAGGATACCAACCTGTTTCACCCTTTTCGTTTCTTGTAAGTTGAATAGGGAATATCATACCCTTTCCAACAATGTTAGTAAGATAGTTATCCATTAGTGTATACATTTAGTGTCCTCATAATCTTCCTGTTTGAAAGTAGAGAACGGTTGACTTGCTTGAGTTACGGTAGGACCTGAAGAACCTGGTCCAGTAGTTACACCTGAGTGTACATGAGAATTGAATAAAGCTCTTAGAGTTTCTAGTTCTTTAATGGTGTTATTAAGTTTCTCGGTTAGTTCTTTAATATTAACTACTCCTTGATTCTCTCCATTATTTAAAATTACTGTATCTCCAGAACCTACGCTTACATCACCTTGTGCTTGAATAGAAATGTTTCCTTTAGCAGCAAGGCCTACATCACCATTTATATAAACAGTTAGCTTTCCATTATCATCATCTAGTACCATTACATTTCCTTCTGGAGTTATAATACCCATTTTATTAGGACCATCCAAAGGGTCTGGTATTTGTTGTAGTCCCCAACCATGATATTCCCATAGGGGTTTAGTTGGGTCTCCAAATTCAAAAGTAACAAATACTATATCTCCAACCTTAGGAGCTAAGTACTTGAACCCATTGTTGATAGAACCATGTTGGCCTTTTGCATAGGCCCATGTAATAATTCCACCCATGACTTCTGGACAGCATACCTTGATACGGTTCATATGTTTCTCCGTATCATTATTATCTACCACTATGCCACGGTAGACAGAGTAGTATCTACCTAAACCTTCGATACCCTCTTCTGTTAATAGTTTAGCTGTTGAGTACATTATTTCTTGTTGGATTTATATCGTTCATAAGCTTTCATTGCCCAATTAAACTCATCGAAGTTATACCTTTCTTTCATAGAAGGAGTAACCTTTGATTGGTCTGCCTTTATGACATTAGTTTTACCATAGAGTGCAGTACCGTTGGAAGTTACTACTGTGCCTTCTGTACGAACGGTACCTGCAGCAAGAGCTTTTGGGTCTTTAGCATTTATCTCGTCATAATAGAACTTATTCTGTAAGAACTCTCCTGCACCTTTCTTATCAATAATTCTACCCTTATCATCCATAAACCTTTCTACAAAGTATACTACTTCATTATGGGTAAAATCATGTACAATATCAGAAGCATTAGCAGTATTCTTTTTGTTCTTACCAAAATCAGTTTTAGCAGAATCCTTAGCATCATTACTTACAATATCCTGAGTACTAAGTTGAGTCATAGATGTAGTTTGTCCATCTCTTGCATTGTTCTTAATCAAATCAAGAGTACAAAGATAACCTTGACCAGCATCCATTGAATGTTGTACAGATTTAATATACCAAAAACCTGACCACCTTTTTCCAACATTATCCAAGTATATTACTTGAGAAGATTGTAATGAAGGTCTACCGACTACAGTCATCTGACATACTAATTTTCTTTCGGATATCTTAAGGCCACCATTAGCATTAGCATTCATTGCCCAAGTAACCTTATCTGCTCCACCATATCGGCCAAAAAGATTATGATACAATTTATAAATGGGTACTAAGAAAGGTACCTTCTTCATTCTTCGTATCTTAACCCTGGCTTTAACCTTTCTAGTCATCGTAGGAGTAGTAACTCCATCACCAGAGTATTTTAATTCATAGGTATCTGGGTATACCATAATACAGGGGTCTTTTTCTAAAGCAGATATACCTCTCTGAGATTGCTCATTAGCTGAAGCAATCCTATATTTATTACCCTGAGTATCTCTAAGATCAATCATATAAAGAGGTGTCATACCTTCTGGGTCATATTCTCTTGGGTCTACCCATTCTTCTGCAAGGTATTCCATTTTATATTCTCCAGTAAATAGGTATCTTTCGTTTTCTAGTAATTGCCTAAGATTACTTTCTAACTCTTTACCGTTCTTAGAGTTCTTCAAGATTTGCTGAATAACCCTTTTCTTATCGTTCGGTAGATTATTTACAGCAGTATTAATTGCCTCACGATATTGCTCAGTACTTAAGTTATCCAATGCTTCTTGTTTACCTGCATTATATGCAACGTAAGGTTTCTGAGAACCGTACTCTTTTATTGCAGAACTAGATTTTTTTACTTTAGCTTCATACTGTTTATGACTAGCTATTATTTCTGGAGATACAGTAATGGGATGAGGATGTCCTAACCCAAAATTCTGTCCAGTTCTATAATCCCATGAAGGTACTACTTCTGTATTATCTTGGGGAGATTTAAGGGGTTTGAATAAAGATATCTCTTCTTTCTCTCTTTCAGGTTCTGTAGTATCCGTAGAACCTACAACTAAACCCTTATCTTCTGGGTCTATTGTTTGAGTTAATTGAACTTTTACCCTTTTAGTTATCTTTTGCATAATGAAAGATACTCTAAGTACCTCACCATTTTCTTGTTGGTATATGTAAGTATATTCTGGTTCTTGAGTAAACTTACGATTGTGTATGTATATTACACCATCCCTAGAATCAATATACCAAGGACCATTTGCATACCCTTTCATCTTTTGTTCTAATTGAACTAAGATGTTATTCCCTATTAACCCTAAGTCACTATCTATCAGAGACTTTAAATCACTTGGCATAGCTACTTGAGCTACTCCACTAAACCTGTTAGCGTAAAGTATCTTTCCAGTAGTATTTCGACTTTGTTCTGTCGGGACCTGTAGTGACTCGTAAACTTTATTACTTATTACTTGTTTAGCCATTACTGAAATATTTCTATGATTACGCCTATATCATTGTTACAACCATTATCCAAGAAGTTGGATAAGCTGTATTCCGATAAATCTGAATGAGTGTAAGGTGGTTGGAATCTTAAATCTCCAACTGTATCTATACACTTAATCGTCACATGAGTGCCAGTGGAATCGAATACACAATCCAAATCTCTAACCTTAATACTGCGTACTGGGCTAGAGATAAATTGACCATCAGGGTATATGTATCCCCACTGAAGATAAATAATCGAGCTTTCCTGGAGGTCTTCGATATCTACCGTATCTGGGTCTCCAGTATCAAATGTAATGGTAGCTAAGTTCTCTTTCTCCTCATCATATTTGTAGCTCCAATTACTTATATAAGCGCCAAGAGGTATGCCAGTAATGGGATTCATTATAGGCATACCTCCAGAATTGAACAGAGCCATATAAGGTGTTGCTGTTCCATTATAAAGTATTGGTTGGTTAGGTTTTCTAATTTCAGCCATACATTGGTATTCTTAAAATTTGATAAGGTTCTAATTCTTGAAAAGGGTTCAAGATATTATTAGCTTCGGCAATCAGATACCACTTACCAGAGTCACCATAGTAACGATAGGCAATATTCTGTATAGTTTCTCCATCCAATACAGTATGTTGTTTATCGTTATCAGTGTAAGGAACGTTTGGAGGAGTTACCTCTAATGAATAATCTCCCTCATCATACTTAAGAGCAATAGCTCCATCATAAGGACTTGCTCCTGTCATGTATTGATTTAAGTCTATCATATCTGTATCCCTTTCGTATTCTTTAAGTCTTCTTCAGTTACAATATCCTGATAAGATAAGTTATAAGCACTTACTCTTTTGAAGATTAATTCCTGAGTTGCAGCTGCAGGCAATAACTTTAAATCCTCAATTGTACATGACTTACCTGCTACTCGAGTCCTTGAAGCATTTCTGAAATTATTCAGGGTATAGGTTGCAGATGTAAGAATGTACTGATGATTATCGAATATACCAGAACTACCCCACTCGATTTTTAAAATCGGAGGGCTTGCTTGATAAGAGTTTGCCTTAGTCCACATTTCCAATAATCGGCATTTAGTAATTACCTCTTTTGGATTATCTGGGTCATTACAGAACCAAGATACATTGAATTGAATTATATCTTCACTACCAGTATAATGGTACATGGGAGTATTACGTCCCATTGATTTAATCGTTGCCCAAGTAGTTTCTCCTCGGAAATCAATTGAAGGTGGTCTGTTCTGAAGAGTGATATATTGATAGGGGCTAGCTGTAAGATTATAAATCACTACCTGATTCATGTTTCTTACTTCTGGCATTACCAAGAAGAGTTCTTTATTCTTCGTAACACTCTGACCTTTAGCTGGGTCCATTTCTTCATATCCGAATGGAACTCCACCTTCTACTTGATGTTTTAATTCCATTCGATATTGATTCTGAATCCTTTGGTTTAACTTAGGATTCTTTGAACTAGCTCTTGGTCCAAATGGGTTATTAGGGTCATATACCTTCCCTTTATCTGCAGTATCTTTAGGCAATGTAGAAGTTGCTCTATTGAGATAAATTCTTGCTCTCCAAAGCTTATTCAGAGGACCAGTAAGAACTCCTGCAGAATCTCTGGTGAGGTCATTGTATTTTTCAACAACCCCACCTGCTATTTGATTTAATATTCTTGCCATGATTGTTTAGTTTAATCCTAAAGATATACCAGTAAAATCCTGTTGACCACCAGGAGCAAAGTCTCCAGCTTCGTTTCCATCTACTGATATATTAATTCTTGAATCCTTGAATCCATCTCTGATTGCACCTCTAACTGCATCAATAAATGCTTGTTGGTTTCTGTCTTGAATAGAAGCTTTGGTTTCTTCTGAGTTTAATGCAGCAGTGTTATTATCTACAGAACTTGTAAGACCACCGATTACTTCTATCAATGCAGGGATAGCTATAGAAGCTAGTAGTCCCCAAGGCCCACCTAAGAATCCTAAAAGTCTACCACCAAGTAATCTAGCACCAAATCCCATAGCACCTTTCTTAGCAATCTGTTGGCCTGCAGTTTTAGTTACAGTAGAACCTACTGCTGCTCCAACCCCTGCTCCTGCAAGAGTACTCATTGAAGTAAATCTTCCTCTTGCATCTCTTGCTACTACAGTACCTTTTCGGGTTTTACCTATGGTACCTCCCATTGGTAATGCAAAGAATTTACCTGGAGCCATTTGCATAGCAGTCATTCTCATCATCATTGCTGAGATATTTCTCATGTGACCTTCAAGGATTGAAGCTTGAACATTAGTTCTTACCATACCTTCTGCCATACCATTAGTTTCTGAAGTAGCTAAAGCCTGGAAGGTACTAATCATCTTGATAGTACCCTGAATAAACTTAAATCCCTGATATAGAGTACCTACTACTGCACCAGTTGCAACTACCTTTACCAAGAATTTACCTGCCCAAGTTTCTTGCATACTGTTAATAATCTTTAGGATACCAGAACCTAATTTAAGTACTGGGCTAAAAACTTCGGCAAGTGTAGAACCTGCAGTTACAATAAAGTTCTCCCAGTTTGATTTAAACTGTTCGATAATACCTGCAGGAGTTTGTAATCTTTCTTGAGTTAAATTTTCTACTGTACCACTTGCACCTGCAACCTTATCCATAAGTTCAGTAAGCTTATTAGCTCCAGTCCAGTAATCCTGAAGTAAAGCTGAGGCAGCTCTTGTACCACGAACTCCAAAGATATTAAACAGAGCAGAGGAGATATCTATTCCTCGTTTACCTCTAAGTTTATCTCCCAATATAGATATAATCTTATCTAATCTCAAAAGATTACCCGAGGCATCTACTAGAGTTTTTGGGTCAATGCCTAAAGATTTTAGCATCTCACCACCTCCCTTTTTCTGCCCGGTTACGGAAAGTGTTAAATAGCGCATCATGTTTGCTAATGCAGTACCAGCTGATGAAGCTTGGATACCTTGATTACCAAGTACTCCAATTGCAGCAGCTACATCACCCATACTAATTTTAGCATTTCTAAATTCGGCCCCTGAATATTGGAAAGATTGTGCAAGGTCTGTTAGAGAAATATTTGCAGAAGTTACTGCAGTTGCCAATTGGTCTACTACCTGAGTAGCATTTTGAGAGGGTATATTGAAGGTCTGCATGATGTTAGTCATCAAGTCCGCAACTCCACCTTTCCCTCCAAGAGGCATACTGAAGATAGAAGCTAGCTTAGCTGCAGGGCCAATCATTCTTTCGATTTGCTCTACATTGTTACCAGCCATTGCCAAGTACCTTTCGCCTGATGCAATATCTGCAGCAGTAAGAGGTGTTACCTCGTTGACCTCCTTAGCAACTTGCATTAGCCTTGCCTGTTGAGCAGCATTAGCTCCAGACATTTTAGAAGCTAAGAATACTTGGTCGTATACTCCTGCAGAATATTGGTAGGCCCTTGCCATACCTCCAACCAATTCTTTTCCAAACTCAAAAGCATTAGAAGTTGACATTTGAATACCCCGATTCCAGGTATTCATATCGTTCATCATTGTTCTAAATGAGTTCGATATTCTGCCAGCCTCATTAGAGAATCGGTCTCTTAATACCATTGCAACACCGACCTCGACTAAGCTTCTTCTGTCTATCATTTTCTAGTTTTCTTTTTTAAGTTTTCATAATACTCATCGGCTATATCCTTAAATCTTTTCCTTTCTCGATACGGAAGACGCAAAAAGCTGAGATAGTCAATGGCTACCTCAGCTCTACATATATAAGTGAATGTACCTGGGTGGTCTACGCTTCCGTCAGGTAGAAAAAAGTCGGTGAAAGCATTATAGGATATTTATCAATTCTTCCAGGTATACTTGGATGTTCTACATCGGTGTTACCATCGAAGACTGGGTCATATTCAAATATTGTTTTACGAATCTCTGCAATGTCTCTTACTGAGAATAAATGGAAGCTTTCTACCTTTTCCCATTTACCATCAATCTGAAGATGTAAGTTCCTTGCAATCAATGCTGCATTACGAGTTTGTTTTTCTATTGGTAAAGTAACCAACATTCTTTCTCCTGCACCAGTAAGCAAATCAAATTTAACTACCTTACCTGAAGATAGAGTTACTTCGTAATCGGTAAGCTTACCTTGTTCTGGATAATAAGGGATAGCGTTTGGTTTTTCGGCCAATTCCTTTTCTGTAGGAAATTCTCCATAGTTATCGAATAACATCTCGCTTAAGGATTGACCGTAAGTTTGTACTCCGCCTTCTTGGCCCCAATCATATTCAAATTCTACTTCATCACCAAGTGAGAAGATTCTTGATTGGAATAAGATACAGTATCTGTCATTCAAAGGGATACGGTCTGCATCCTCTACCGTTAATCTACGATTAGGAGTAAAGTCGGTATCAACTACAATTGCCTGAATGAACTTAGTAAGGTTCATAAGGTTTCTTACATCCATAGGATTAGATAAGATATCCTCATCTGCACCATTCTGTTCCCTGATTGAGAATTTATAACCTGATGGGGTTATAAACTCATGTGTTCTACAATTTAATTCCATGTTTAAATAAGTTATTTGGTTATACTTTAGTTCATAGTGTTCGCTGTAACAACAAGAAAGGGGTGAGCCCTTTCTAGGAATCCCACCCCTCCCACCTAAAAATCTTAGTGAAAATAGACTAAGCGTTTTTAATACTTATCTACAGTACCTACTGAGAATTCGATACTTTCGATAGTGTTTTCTGAAGCCATTCTGTCCAGGTCTAATCCTGTAATCTTACATGGCCATACCTCTTCGAAGAGGTGGGTGTTAAGTACGGAAACTCCATCTTCAGCAAGTTCATTTACGATTACATTTTCCCAGTATTGGCTTGGTACCAAACCTCCACCAGCAATCATATCTTGGCATGAATAAAGCCAATCATGAAGCCATGTATCTGAACCTGCAGTAGTTAAAAGTTTACCTACTACTAAGTTACCTACAGTAACTCTACCGGCAGTTTTAACGTCCCGGTTAACGTCTCCATGAGCAACCTGGTCAATCTCTACATCTGGCAAAGTACAAGTTTGGAACAGATAAGTATTGATTGGGTGCTTAGGGAATGTGATACTCCAAAGGAATTTCTTTCTTGGATTCTTTACTTTTGCTCCCATGTTTTCTTAATTTTATTCGTTAACGTCTTGAACAGATACGGACTTGGATGCCTGGTCAATATAGATGCCCATAGTGATTTCTTGCATCGGAACGATATCCTTGAATTTCAGGATTGCTTTGTATTTACCTTGACGAACATCGGCTTCATTGTTAACCGATAAGTCATTGTACGAGTTAGCGTCTTGGTCACCCATCCAGGTGTATTCAGACATGGCATCTTCATCTACCAAGTTATCCAGCATTGGTTTAACTTCTAGATAAATCTTATTCCAAGTGTTCCAGATATTTGGTTCTTCCAAATACTTTTCTAGAATAGGTCTAAGATTCTTTTTGAGATACAGATTCAATCTTACAATTGCAAGGAATCTTTCTGAATCCTGTTTTACCTGAGAAGAAAAACAATGCCACAGCAAAGTTTGTTTACCTTGGTTAGGAACATCTTTGATACAGATTATATTTGCATAATTCTGTGCTAACTCATTGAGTTCCTTAGTTCTTGAAGGAGAACCATAATTTGGGCATACTGGACCATTACCATCATAGATAATGCCCCGATTCATACCAGCAAATGATTTCCAAGGTCCAAACTGAGAAGCAGAAGCATCTCCTAATCCTGCAATGGTACCAAGAACATCTGAATCTACCAAGTTACCGTCGGCATTATAGTATTTAATACCACCACCAAAGTAAGCAACATACTTACTGTTACCTACAGTACCAAGGCAAGTCTGAATCCAAGTGATGATTGATTTCAAGTCTCTTGGTTGGTCACCCTGAGTATAGTGAGTAGTATATTTTGGTACTTCAATGTAGTAGGTATATTCTTGCAGTTCTTTAACCATATCTACAGCAGCTTTGTGTACCTTAAGTACATCGGCAGCAGCCTCAAGATGTTGGTCAATGTGTGAACAGAAGATTTGATATACATCTACATAATCCTTAACGAATTCCAGAGAAGCAATCCATTCGTCTGCCGTAGGAGTACTACCGGCACTACCAATTGTACCATTCAATTTTACTCCATCGGCAGTGATAGCAGCACCATTGAGTTTAATATCAATTGGGTTTCTTGTCCCATCTACATCATCAGTTAACCATTTGATGAAGTTGTTCCAAGATTTGATGTTCTCTGTCTTTTCAGTTAATACCGGAACGATATATTCTGAGTTCTTTGCAAATGCACTCAGAGCAAGGTAATCTACAGAAGTATCATTGTTATCATCTGCAGTTTTGTAGGTTACTACTGGACCTTGTTCAAGTACCTGGCCATTAGCACTAATTACTTGATAGTAAACCGTGTTAGCCTGTTTGTAAATATTCACAGAGAAAGTTTCAGCACTACCAACTGGGTCTCCATATCCTTTAGTTACCAAACCAAAGCCAACAGCAACTGAACCAGAAGTAAACTTGAAAAGAGTAGAAGCCGTGGGTTCCTCTGGAGTTGCAGAAGCTACTACCGGAGAACCGTCTTCAGCAGCCTTAGGAGCAGATGCAGCTTTAGCTCTTGTTGCAGCAGATACTACACCTTTGGTTGCACCCTTACCAAGTACACGAATAATACGAAGCTTAGAACCACCATTGAAAGCCTTTTCGATGTTTGATACAGAACCATCTGGTACTATCTCAGAACCAAAGACTCTTTGGAATTGAGAGAAAGATTGGATGAGTTCTGACGGGTCATCATAAGGACCTTTAGTAGTTCTAGCCAATACACATGAAACTCCTAACATAGGAGTAGTTTGAAGAACATTTTCGTTCTTAAACTCGAAATTTACAGATGGTGAATTAGGCATATTTATACTAATTAAGTTAATTACTCATTTATTTAATACCCTCTAGTATTGAGCTATTTTACGTTAAGGTTAAGTAAATCTGATTCTTGCTTTTCGGTTAGTCCAATCAATACTGAGATGTCTTGAATTGGTACAAGTTCACCTTCTTCAGCAAGCTTCTCGGGTAAAATCCCATCCTTACAAGTGTACTGATATACTTTTTCAAGTAGACCATGACTCTCATCTGGGTGGTCATAGTAATTACCTATCTCTATAAATAAGTTTCCTGTTGGTGCTACCCGACCATCTTCCCATTCTTCTAAGTTATTATAATAAGGTCTTACGTATCCTCGAGAAGGTAATGCTTCATACATAATACTATGAAGTAACCTCATATCGGCTTGAGTATTAGATACCAGGTGAATATCTAGAGTTATATCCTTCGTTTCATAAGGAAATTCAGATGCTTGGTAATTTCCACCCTCTAGTTTATCACCAATGATATATTTGTTCACACCTATATCACCATTATAGAATCCTTGTAGTTCAATGGTAATTCTAGGGCATGTCTTTGCACCCTTAACCTGATTGTTACCTATACCAAATATTGGGATGAATTTAGGCATGGCATCTTTGTCTGCCTGAAACCTTTTTTCATTTTCTTGTGATAAAGGTAAGTAGTCTTCTGGGTTAAGAGTTAAACCTTTCTTAAGTGCTGTTTGTAATAGGCAAATATAAAAGGTTCTTTCTACGATTTCTTCTGTATTTACCATATTATATAAGTTGAATCATTAGCAGGGTATTCATAGTATAAGTACCACCATCACTAAATACGCATTCCCAATTTATGGATGTAGCATTGAAAAAGATACCTGCATCTTTCCTCATATGACAGGTAGCACTAAAACTACCCTGGTAAGTATTAGCTATACTACCATAGTTACTAAACCATGTATAGGTATTAATACCACTACCACCATTGTTTGAACTTTTAGTTTCACCAATTGAAGGTATTTTAAATCCCATAAGCTCCTCTGAAACTTGGGTTCCTTCGATTAGCTTAGCTCTATAACCAGTCATGGTAAAACCTGCTGAACCTTCCCAAGCATTAGGACCTTGGTCTTTAGGTACACTCAGATTAATATTGGGAGGGTCTACACGATATCTATAAGATATTTCTCCAGCTGTCTGAGTTACCGTTACAGTTTTAGTTAAACCACCCACTTGCTTGATAGTTAGAGTTCCACTAAGAAGTTGTTCAGTAGTATTCTTAGAAGTAATGGATACCTCTAGAGTCTTTTCTTCATTATCTGTAAATCTTAGTCCAGCAGTAAATGGTGGTTCTTCTAGGAATTCTGCCGTAACCTCTACATTTTCCCAATCTCCTTGGGGTGTACCATTAATCATTTCTCTACGTTGAGAAGTGATTGCCAAAGTATCAGAGCCACCCTTACCCAATATGTTTATGGCTTCCTTATCTACTTCTAACTTGTATTCGTAGTTAAGGCTGCCTTTCTTTTGAATAAGATTTACAGTCTTAGGTACTCCATTAACTGTAATGGTAAGGATGGCTTTCTTATCTGCTTCTGTATCATTCACTTTTAACGGATGTACCATTACAAGTGCAGGACCAGTACCAGATGTTTTATCTGCTTCAAAATCTGCCATTACTTTGTATATTTTCTGAGTTCTTTTCTTAATTGATTTCGTATCTCTTTCTCTAAAACTACGTTTCCACCGGCTGCCTCAAAAGCAGGTTTCCATAAAGGACGAGGTGGAAGATTACCATCTCTACTACCGTATTCCAACATGATAGCAATTTGATTAAGAGTTTTTCGAGAAGTTCTACCAGAGTATGTTATCTTCCTTAATCCTGGAGGAAGACCAACAAAGGTTCTGTCTTTCTGAGTTACCATAGTAACTGACCTTGCATATTGACCAGTAAGATTTAATAGGGTATGTGCTCCATACTTCTTAAGAGTAGCAGTAGCATGAGGAGGCCAAGAAACTTTGGAACCAGGTGGAGGTAGACCATTATTTAAACTACGTCTTACTATACGAAGAAGTTGATTACCAAACTTCCTAGTACCTAACTCGTACCCGAGTTTCATAATACTTGGAGTCTTGGCAATCAACCTCTCAGCCTGACGTTGTTTAACGGGGTCTACATAAATCTGAATATCACATAGATTATTCGAGAGGTTTATGTTAACCTTTTTGCTTGGCATTGTTATTTTTATTTAATCCCAACTCACTGGCAATCTTCATAAGAATATCTTGTTGCATGGATAACTTCTCTGCTACCTCAGTTTTAAAAGCTTCAAATTCTTCTTGCTTATAAGCTGGAGCTGGTTGTTGTTGAGGAGTTAACATACCTTCAATGGTATGATATATGTTATCGCATTCAGTAACTATTGCCTCATATTTATCTCGGTTATTGAGAATATTTACGGCATTAGTTCTTTGGATATTTACTTCGTTTACGATATTGCGTAAGTCGGTAGTGTAATAAACATTATTATAAATACCCTCTGCAGCATCTGTAGGAAGGTATATAGTCACCGCAGATACAGAGTCTTGAATAGAGATTTCTGTATTTGCTGTAAAGCTTCCATCTGGGCCAGTAGCTCTTGGTTTGCTCTCACCAACTTTTAATACTTTAGCGGTATCAAAGATTGGATACCCAGAACGTCTGTCTCTCTCTAAGGTGTATATGGTATCACCTTTCTGCAATTTAGAAAAAATCAAATCTTCCATGTTCATCTTTTATTAATTAAGTTTAAACCAAATGATACTGCACCTGGATTCCTTTGCATAAAGTCTACCAGGTTTAAGAATTGATAGTATCCAAATTGGTCAATGAGTGACTGTGCTTTATTTGCTACTTCCTTTGCTATCTCTGCATTGGGAGCAGGCAATGTAAGTTGAATAGTAAAATCTTTTAGTTGATTTCCATTGGTTGGTTCTTTCTTAATCTCTTCACTTTCCATATCGTTTTATCTTTAGGTGGGTATAAACGAAAAAAGGAGTACACCTATGTAAGATGCACTCCTTCCTAATCTGGCTTACGTAATGACGACGGTCATTATTAAGCCGGGGTTGTGGATGTAGTCTTAAGAGCTGCAACTACTGACTGGATAATGTTCTGGTCTCTCTGAGCATCTACTACTCGGTTGAGACGAGCAATTTCCTGGTCTTTAGCAGTGTTCTCGATAAGACACTTGATTTCCTGTTGGCCATTCTTGAGGTCACAGCAGCAACGTTCAAGTTGAAGAGCCAATTCGGACTTCACTTCTTTAATCAAACCTTTAGTTTCGCAGCAGCAATTCTGTTGTTCATGTTCCATCTGGCAAAGACGGTCCATAACACGATTGAAGCCTGCTCCCATTTGGTCACGAGAATCCCGGATATCGGAATTGGTTTTGTATCCCAAATCACAAAGTCCTCTTTCCGTTGTGAAACGATTGTTAAGGATTTCTCTACCAACACCAGCAACATCTTTTGCAACTCCGCTGATTTCCTGAGTTACTCCTCTAGCAGCATCAGAAATATCTTTATAGATACCTGCCTTTGCTTCCTGAACAGTAGACTCTACTTTCTGAATGTCAGCTTTAGTGTCATTGATTTTGTCCCATACAGACACTGCAGCAGCACCAAAGCCACCACCTACCAATGCACCACCGACTGCACCCCAACCAGAGCCCCAGCCTGAGTTGTGTTTATTACAACAGCAACCATCATTACAACCGCGGTCAGCGACGATTACGCCCTCACCACCAGATTTAACTTCTACTCCCATAGTCTTTAAGTTTTAAGTTGTTAAACATAAAGTTAATTTTTAAAGTTATTCGTATATGGCCATATACATTAATAATGCTATAGTATCGTACTTTAAATTTTCTGTAGATTCCTATGGATTCTCCCATGCGATGTTAAGATTTAGAGTTGGAAGATTTTAACTCTAATTAAACTGAAGGTTTTACAGAAGGAGATTGATAATATAACCTTACATAAATAGTAGGTAAATTACCTCTTACTGGAGTAAGTACAATCATACCTACATACATACCATTAGTAGGTTTATTATTAGATAATCTGGCTTCCCATTGTAAGGTTAAACTTCCACCATAGGTTGGGTCATAATCTATATTATCTACTGTAACTTTAAAGAGTTCTGATGCCGATGAGCTACCATACTGAAACTCTGATATATTATAATATCTGTCAGTTCCATTCAAGGCTATTGGCAAACCATCATAACTAAATTCCTTTAATGAAGGAGCTGCTGGTAACCACTGCTGACTAGTAGTAATGGGTTGAGCATGGTAAACTACTTGGATATTACTTTTATTGCTACCATGCGCTCCTAAATTTTCTCCTCTACTCAGATTAGGTAAAGAATCACTACCTTCATTAGATCTCCAACCAATACCCATTAACAAGAAGGCAGATAGACTACTGTTATACACATCAAATGCTACTTCTGGTGTATGGGGGGATTCTTGAGTTACGTATAGGTATAACCTTTTATTTGATGGATTACCTGGTTGAGTAAAGGTCCTGGTAGCCTGCCTATCATAATCTTCCTTATTCTCATCTACCAAATAAGCGTAGTCATAATCGTTTTGGGCAGTTTGACCGTTTTCTACTAACCTACCCCAACTTACTGGAGTTGCAGTATCTTCGTCTTCATTAGGTTTTATATACTCTGTATAGGCAACCTGGGATTGATTGCTAGCAAGTAAGTACTCACATTTAGAAATTATGGTTATAGGAGAAATGCTACCTGCACTAGAATCATGACTTACATTCTTTATAGTTACACTTTCAACTTGGTCATACCATTGGAAGGTCCACCTCTTTACAGTTGCTACTGGTTTATGAGTAAGGTACAGATAAGCAGATTTACTTGGGTAATCGGCTATCCTATATTGTACTGTACCCTTTAAATCGAATACCGAACCATTGATAGACTTAGGATATGCCCTTACGGTAGTTATAGTTGGGTCATATGATAACGGTGTATTTGTAACTGTAAAGGAATCTATACCAACTCCACTAAAAATAACTTCGTATTCTGCAGCTTCCTCAGTATCAGATTCTATACCATTAATTACTGGTTTTCTCCAACATTTTAAATCTATAGATTGACCATGTTTAGAACCAAACTGAGTATATTCCCAATTCATAGAATATCCCCCTACATCAGGATTACCGTTAAAACCAATATAATAATTATAGGATACAGTTGCAGCTGATTGGTTGATATCTACTTGGTCAAGATTACTTGTACCTACTTGTCTAATTGTTACAGTAGCACTTCTAATTGAAGATACTTTATTCTCTAAGCAAGTTACGAATAACTCAGCTTGAGTCTGGTCATTACTGTTTTTGGTAACTTCTAACCAGGATTCTTCGATTGGGTCAATGGTTACTTCTACAAATTCTTTAGTTGAAGTTTGTGTACCATTGATTACCTTCGTTCTGTAAGAATTAACTACAATAGTATCGGGGTCTATCATCTTAGCTGGTACATTCAGTACCTTGGATGAAGGCTGAAATATATTAAAGGTATAATTCCAAGTAATACTTGCAGCTTGTTGTTCAACTGTCAAAGTTATCGAAGTATCACTACTACCAGTTTGAAATATAACGATATCTGCACTTCTTTGACTAGTAGTTGTATTCTCATCTACGGTTACTATGAGTGTATTAGATTGCTCTTCTACATGAATCCAACTTGGAGAACCCGGTATAGACGTAGTCCAAGTAGTATCTTCACTTTGACTTGTAACAGAACCGTTAACAATCTTATACCTTTTACTACTTATGGTAAAAGAGTAAGTACCACTAGGCTTAGCAGGCACTTGTTGATTTAAATCTTGAGTACCGTTATTTACCTTTAGTTCATAAGACCAAGCAACACTAGCACCTGCTTGAGTAGTTGCCATATCTAATTCCTTGCTACCATATGTTAAAGTAAGACTTGCTCTACGAGAAGATTCAGAAGTATTCTCCGATAGAGTAATTCCTATATTATAACCATCTCCAGAAGCTTTGGTAATTTCTACATCAGTAATGTACGAAGATTTGGATTTTAGAGTTGGTGTAACATTATGCCAAGTAGAATCCTTACCATTAATTACATCATAATATCCCGACTTAACCAAACCAAAAATACTTCCTCCTACAGCAGGTGAATCACCAAAATTATCTACTACCTCAAGTACGTCCCTTGTAGATACAGTACCTGCGGCCTGACTACAAGTAATGGTTACAGTTTTACCTGAACCTACCTGCTCATATACTACAGTACCAGTCCTTGCTTGGGTTGTGGTATTCTCTTTCATAGTAATAGCCACAGCAGCAGTAGCACTTTGTATTTCAGCAGAAGTAGATTTAACTTGGATATTAACTCCTTCAAGTGAACCTTCTACCAAAGAACCATTAATATACTTTTCACGGTAACTACTAATTGTCCCAGATTTAGTTGTACCTAAGGCATCAAAGTTTAACGTTGGAGTAGAAGTAGTTAATGTATATCTCCATTCTACTAGATATGCACTTTGAGTTACCGTAACTTCTTTATAGACGGTATCCATAGTTGCCCTTACTACTACACTTCTTTGATTTGCAGTTTTATTTTCTGCTACCGTCAAAGTAGTACCAGATAAACTAAATCCGGTTACTGCAGTAGGTATACTAAGTGTAGGAGTACCGGTAGCATCGGAAGCTGCATTGGTTGCACCTGAAGACCAATGATTAGTTCTGCTTGCCCTTGCACTTGCAGAGATTTGTGATGTACCTCCCATTTCCGTAAGTGTACTAGGATTTGCAGAAATGGAAACTACCCACGCACCCTGAGTTACGTTAGTTATTTTATTCTCTGCTTGGTATATATCAATTGAAGCATTACCAGATTTACCATTAAGAGTAACGGTTAATGTACGGCTTCCCAACTTAGTTCTTGCCTTTGCAGTCGTGCCCAGATTAGAACCCGATATGTTTTCAGACCATACTACTGAAGCTCCAGAACTTATAGTACCACCATCATTGGTTTTACCATTCCATCCCCAAAGTTGAGAATAGGTATAAGTAGGGGTAGCTGCAGTTCCTCCTGATGCAGGGATATCTGCAATGCTTCCTAAATATACAGTAGGTGTACCATAGGTTTTTACTCCTGCTGCTTGAGTAAAGGTTACTGTTACTTTTTTACCAGATTCATTCTGAGTACTGGTAAATACTTGAGAACGAGAGTTTTCTGATTTATTCTCTAAAGCAGTATAGTGATTCTCGTCATCCATAAATATCCAAGATGGTAAGTCAGGAGATGAAAAACCTACATCTACCTGAGTACCTACTGGTTTACCATTTATATACCTTTGCTTAAAGGAATTATACCCTGCTATTTCGGGAGTTGCAGAACCTCCTAAAGCCGAATAACTTAAATTAGGGTTCTGAACTGAAAAGGTATATTCCCAAGTTTCAACTCCTGCAGCTTGAGTAAGAGTAATGGTTAACTGTTTACCCGAATCCTGCTGAGTTAAGGTGTGAGCAAAAGTTCTTGCTGAAAGATTAGTGTTTTCTGAAGCTCTATATCCTAAATCGACAATAAAGGTAAGCCAATCTGGTAATGCAGGATAGGAATAATTTACCCGCTCTATAGTGCCAGTAGCTACTCCATCCAATATTTTCTCCCGAGTAGATGCTATATTTGCACTAGAAGGTGTTGGTACTCCTCCCAAAGCAGTAAAAGATAATGTTGGATGCTCAACCGTAAATACATACTTATAAGTTACCTTATGAATATCAGAAAGTTGTACGGTTTCATTGTTTCCATAGGAACTGGCATTGGATATTTCCAAGCCAACGTAATTTTCTCCCGTTCCTGTAGGAGAGAGTGCCAACAATTCAGCCTTGGTAGGGCATTCGTTTGAATCCTTACCAAGGCCTACTTTAGTTTTGACAGCACTCCATGTTGCTATCTCACCCATATTAATCTAAGTTTGTGAACAAAAGTTTTTCTCTTAATTCATCAATCTCGGCTTTCAGAAGTTTAATACCTTCGATTGCCAATACTGACATCTTAGAATAATCTACCTCTTTAACCAGGATATAGGTTTCTCCATCCTTTTCTACCTTTTCGAAGGCTTCTGGATTAGGAACTGTTTCAGGTTTAACCGTATTCTCAGAAACTAATTCTGGGAAATATTTTTCGATTGTCTGAGCAATTGTACCTATATCGTGATTACCACGAATCATAAATGAATCCGTAGGTATAGAGCAGATTTCATCGAGAGTATGTTCCAATGGTTTAATGAAAGTCTTAAGTCTTTCGTCAGATTCTTTCCATAAACCAGAAGGAGCAGATACCTTCTTAAAGATAATCTCAGCAGTAGTACCCAATCCCAACTGGTCTCTTGTTACTCCATGAGGATTACTCATGTTCTGCATGTGAGTAGTAAGATTGGTTTGAGCATTGGTACCTGCAGCCTTGGCATCTGCAATAGCCGTAGCTTGAGCAGTAGATACTGGTTTATCTGCATCTGATGTATTGTTAACATTACCCAATCCCACTTGAGCTTTAGTTACTGCATGAGGGTTAGATTTGTTAGCAATATGTAAATCTACCTTTTCATTTACATCAATATCTGCCTGAGCTCTAGTTGCAGCTTCATCAGTGATTAATTTCTCTACTCGAGTAATCTCTCCCTTACGGTCATTAACTTCTTTAGTGATATTACCTTGAAGAGTAGCATCTGCTGTTTCCAGTTCTGTCTTAGCATCAGCAATAGCTTTTTCCAGAGTAGTCTTCAGAGTAGCATCTGCATTGGTACGGTCTGTAACTTCCTTAGTGATACTTGCCTGGAGTGCATCTTTAGCAACTTTAATAGCAGCATCTCTATCCAATACCTCTTGAGCAATATCATCAGCCAATTCTCCCCTGATTGCCTCATCGGCAGCCGTTCTTGCAGCAACCTCATCTGAGATTTGTTTTGGTAAGGTAGTATCAAGTTTTACCTTATCTGCGGCAGTCATAACACCGGCCTTAGTAGTAGTAACTGCTGGTATACTAATAGAAGAAGATGGATTAGCCTTATAGATATTACCATTACCTTTAGAAGCTGAATCGTAAAGTAAGTTTACATTATTACCATTAGCCTCAAATCTAGCCAATGATGATACAGAATTTATTGGTAACCCGTTAGCTACGGCCTCAAGAGCTTTACCTTTAGCACCATCAAAGGCAGTACCAGTGATTTCACCGATAATTAATCCACCAGAAACGATCTGTACCCAAGTAGTACCTGACCAACGGAATTGATATCCGGGATGGTCTGGGGTAATATCATTATAAGATTTACCAGCTTCACCAACTACTGCGGTAGTATGGTTTTCATCTGTATACAGTTTGATGTTAGTTACCTCATTAGTATCTGATACATCATATGTAGCATATACATCAATTACATCATCTACATAAGAAGGTAGTTGACCTGCAGGTACTTTACCGTTTTCATCCAGAGATGCTAAGCCATTAGCCTGAGCTTTAGTTGCCTTGAAAGCATTCAGAGCTGCCAGTACGTCATTGATATCCTCAGTGAGTTCCGTTTTCAGGGCAGTATCAGCTGCGGTTCTATCGGATATCTCCTTATCAATCTTAGTGTTTAAGGTATTATCGGCTGTTGTACGGTCCGATACCTCTTTATTGATGGCTGCTGTGAGTTCTTCTTTCAGAGCAGTGTCTGCAGCTTTACGGTCCGATACCTCTTTATTGATTGCCGTAGTAAGCTTGGTATCCAATGCCTCATCTGCTGCAATACGAGCGGTTTCTTCTGCATCCAGGGCATCTTGAAGCTCGGATTTAGCAGTATTGATATTACCGTTAAGTTCATTCTTTAATGCTGTATCAGCTGCAGTTCTATCCTGAACTTCTTTATCTACTTTAGCTTCAATACGAGCTAACTCAGCACCATCATCATCCGAAGAAGACTTAATCTGATTATCCAACGCTTTAACTGCCGATATAAGGTTCTCTGAACCAGCCAGGTAATTGGTATCATCAAGTCCAGGTAATCCCAAGCTGTCTGTAAGACCAACAGCAGTTTTTACTTTGTTAATCTTAGTATCAGTTTCTGACTTATCTACATTGATACGTTTTTGAACTTTACCGAAAGCCTGAGAGGTAGTATCTGTAGCCTTGATTGCCAAGTCTGCAACAGTAGTGCCTTCATTTTCAGAATAACCGTCTAATTTAATATCGGTACCATTAAGTACTGGGTTTGAATCCAAACGATGAGTATTAATGGTATGTGCATTGGTTGCATCGATATTATCCTGCAAGGTTTTATCAGCAGCCTTACGAGCAGTCTCCTCAGCAGTGATGTTCGTTTGTAATTGAGTATCAGCAGCTTCCCTTGCATCTTCCTCATCGTCAATACGAGTACCAAGAGCATTGTCTGCATTGGTACGGTCTTGGATTTCTTTATCTATCCTTGCACCCAATGCAGTATCGGCTTCTGTACGGGCAGTCTCCTCTGCATCTATATTATCCTGCAAGGTTTTATCAGCAGCTTTTCTTTCGGCAATCTCGGTATCAATACGAACTCCCAGAGCAGCATCAGCAGCAGTTCTTGCAGCTTCTTCTGCATCCAGGGCATCTTGAAGAGCCTTATCAGCAGCTTTTCTTTCTTCTGCTTCAGTTGCCAAATCGGCAGAGTTCTTATCAATCTTAGATTCTAATCGAACATCTTCTGCCTTACGAGCAGCAATTTCGGTTTCAAGTAAAGCCTTAACTTCCAAGTAAGAGCCAGAAATGTTATTCTGAATACCCTGGATTAATTCCAAGTTTCTCTGAATATTAGCCGAGTTCTGATTGATAAGAGCATCTTGGTTATTTGCTCTTGCCAATAATTCAGTACGAGTTTCAGTAACATAAGTTCTTAAATCCTCTACTGTCTTGGTCAGAGTAGTACTCAGAGTAGTAAGCTTAGTATCTAAGGCTGTATCACCCTCAACCCGTTTTTCGGTTTCCGTCTCAATCTTCGTAGTTAACTCATTTAACTTCTGAGTTATGGTTGTTGCGAAGTTGGGGTCATCACCGAGAGCTTTGGCAATTTCCTCAAGTGTATCCAATACACCGGGAGCAGAACCAATGATTTTCTGAATTGCGGCTTCTACCTCTGCTTCTGTTTGGAATCCTGAATCATTCAGAAGTTCAGAAACTTTTGTGATATAGTTAGCATGTTCAGCTATACCATTCAATTTCATCAGAAGGATATCGGTAAAGTCATTTGAAGAAAGTACTTTACCATCTACCTTATCTACCTTCTTAGATTCAATTGCCTGAATAGCCGTTGTACGGTCTGATATTTCCTGAGCAATCTTATTCTCTAATAGGGTATCGGCATTCTTTCTGTCAGCAACTTCTTTATCGATATTTACCTGAAGAGCGGTATCTCCAGCTAAACGAGTATTGGCTTCATCGGATATATCCTTAGTTAAACCGTTTACTTCGTCTTTATGATTTGCTATTGCAGTATCCAAATTGGCCTGTATAGCATTCTCTCTAGCGGTTGCTCGGTCTTTCTCAGTAGTAATTGCTACAGTATTAGCATCTACCTTTGCTTTGATTTCATTTAAGCCTGCAGTAGAACCAGTTTCCAAGGAATCAATTCGGTCGCTTAAAGTTTTATCAGCAGCTTCCCGGTCTTTAACTTCTTGAGTAATCTTACCTTCTACTCGAGTAATTTCTGAAGAAGTCTGTTGGCTTAAGTTAGATATCTGACCTTCGATTTTAGTTTCAAGAGCAGTATCTGCAGACTTACGGTCTCCAACTTCCTTATCCAAATTTACTTGAAGGATTTGGTCTGCTGCCTTACGTTCTGCCGTTTCTGTTCCCAGAGCAATATTGGTTGTATCAATACGAGAACTTAAGTTGCTATCTCCATTGGTACGGTCCACAATTTCCTCATTAACCATATCCTTAACTTCTTTGTAGTTATCGGCAATGGTTTTATTCATGGCAGTAATTGACTCGGAGTTCTTTGTGATATTTGCTTGGTTAGTAGCAATTGCCGTAGTATTGGCATTTACCTGAGCTGTTAACTCATTCTTAACCGTATTGATAGCATCTTGGATTGATAAAGCCAAATCCGAAACTCGCTGAGTAAGAGCAGCAATATTATCGGTATGTGTTTTATCTGCAGTTTTTCTATCGGAAGCTTCCTTATCGATATTGGCTTGCAGGGTAGTATCGGCATCTTTACGGTCTTGGATTTCTTTTGCCAAGTTATCCTTAACTACCTGAAGAGCAGTGTTTCCAGTTTCAGAGGAGTTATCTACATACTCTTTAAGTTCTTCCTTAAGAGCTTCATCAGCTTCCTTACGTTCTACAACCTCTTTATCAATATTGGCTTGTAATGCAGTATCTGCAGCAGTACGGTCTTCGATTTCTTGGTTTACCTTTTCGGTAATTGCTGCCAACTTCTTTGTGATAGTTGAAGCAAAATTTGGGTCATCTCCTAATGCTTTAGCAATCTCTTCCAGAGTATCAAGTACTTCCGGTGCAGAACCAATAATCTTTTCGATGGCTGCCTCTACATCAGCTTCTGTTTGATAACCAGCATCATTTGCCAATTGAGATACAAGAGTAATGTAGTTAGCATGTTCCTCGATTCCATTCAATTTAGCCAGTAAGAGGTCAGTAAAGTCATTCTTGGTTAAAGAATAACCTTCTCTCTTATCTACCTTCTTGGAATTGAGGTCTGCATCTGCTGCAATACGAGCTTCCTTCTCTGCTTCAATGGCAGCTAATACATCAGTCTTATCTCCATCTACCTTTTCTCCCAAAGCAGATATCTTCTGGTCTAAGATTTGGTCCTGAGCAGTACGGGTTGCAGCTTCAGAATTAATATTAGTCTGAAGAACCTGGTCTGCAGATGTACGAGCTTGAGCTTCCTTATCGATATTTACCTGGAGGGTATTATCTGCATTGGTACGGTCAGCAACCTCTTTGGTAATTGAATTCTGAAGAGTTTCATCGGCAGCTTTACGATTTACTACCTCATCAGAAAGTTTACTTTCTAAGGCAGCATCACCAGTTTGACGATTAGTGATTTCTTCAGTGAGTTTCAACTGAATGTTTGCATCTGCATTTGCTCTCAATTGGGCTTCTGCAGCAATGTCTTGTTTGAGCTCTGCCTTATCATTGATATGCAATGTATTCAGTTGGTGAATACTTTCTGATAAAGCATCGTCAGCCGTTTTACGAAGCTCAGCTTCTTTATCTACCAAGTCTTTAGCATATGCCTTAGCTTCTGCCAATGAACCAGTAGTTTCATTTCTGAGGTCTGCAATGTCAGCAGTATTCTTATCGACTTTTGCTTCTATCTTATCTATCTTATTGATAAGGTTAGTAACTGCAGTGTCGATTTTATCATTAAGTAAATCCACTGCCTTAATGAAATTAGAGTTAACCTCACTAATTTGGGTACTCAGTTTCCCTTCCTCCTCCTTAGCTCGGTTAACTTCATCTGTCAGTGCATTACGTAAATCCGTTAATTTGTTGGTAATTGTAGTAGCAAAGTTGGGGTCATTTCCCAATGCTTCTGCCAATTCCTTTAATGTATCAAGTGCATCATCGGCACCATCAATCAAATCACTGATAGCTTGTCTTACCTGTTCTTCAGTTTGGAACTTAGTATCATTCTCCAACTGAGAAAGCTTAGTGATGTAGTTTGCTCTTTCTTCAATGCCTTCCAGTTTCTCTTTGAGTTTATCCGTGAAGTCATTTTTAGATAAGTCGTATCCTTCTCTCTTATCTACCTTATTGGCAATAGAAAGAACGAATGCCCAGAACTCATTAATAGTTCCAGCAAACCCGGCCTTTACGAAGTCATCAAAATAACCTTGTAAAAGTCTTTGGTCAATTTCTTCATTTGTGTAATACTTACTTACGTACATATTGTTATTATTTTAAGGATTGATTACTTGCTTACCACAGAAGAAGTCAGAATTCTTATCTCTGAATGGTTCTCCTTCTTTTCCACAGAAGGCATTCATTGGAATATCTGGATGTTCTGGGTCTGGGTCTCCCCCGTCTTCAATATCACCTCTGATTATTGCATAATCTGGAAGTTGATTGATACGGAATTTTATCACCTGGCCAATACCCGGATGAGGTATTATCTTATCCCAAACTTCTCCAAAGTAATCTTGAAAGCAAGTAACAAACTTACCTCCAGTCATAGACTGGAATGTGGTAACGTCTAAATTACTTTTCTTACTTTCAATATGTACTCCAGATGTACCGTTCAAGACAATCAGGTTACTGTCAAACCAAATACCGTTTCCGGTATTAATTGGTTTCCATCGTAACATTAACATCTTTGCCATATACTTTTCAATTTTATTCTACGAATTGTATTTTGGTATCTCGGTCCCTTTTTAGGATAACCATGAAGACTAATGCTTCATCCTTGGCTTGGGCAACTTGTGTATCTCCCGAAGGTTTATAAGTGATACCGTTGATTACAAATCTATCTTCAGACCAGTTAAAATCCCAATAGCCTTCTGGAGTTAAATATCCCAGTTGTTCTATATATGATTTAGTAACCAGTATTGATAAATTCTCATCATCGAGTTCTCCAGTTACTGTTGCCTTATTAATAGGCCAGTTTCTGAAGGCATTGTAATAACATAATGCCTCGATTGGTATATTATAATATTTAGGGATTTCATCTTCTCCATGACTTAGGAGTTGATTTACATTCTTTGCCCAAGTTATAGTTTGCCTACCAGCATCTATATCCAAGAAATCATTTATAATCTTCTTGTATCTATCCCAAGACCGGTTCTTAACCAATCTATGAGGAGTCTTGGTCATCGTTTTCTAATTAAGGTTCTACCATTACGTTTTACTGGAGAGCTGGGGTTTGGCCCATCTATTAATCCAGGTCTTCTTCTGTCTACTACTCTTGGAACTACTACATGACTTGATTGGTCACAGAATGGTAAGTAGATTTCCAATCGTCCAGCTAACATACAAAGGTTTTTTCTTAACTCGTCTATGATACCACCAGGTTGCATTGCTTGAGAAAATGTTTTCCATAGGGAAGATGTTGCATCGGCAAGTGTATCATAGTACTGTACTTCAGTAGGCCCAGTTGTGATTTGTTTGATTCTATCACCTCGAGCTTGTTCCGGTTTAGAAGAACCATCACCAACTTGTTCTTTGGTTGAAGTAAGTTGACTTAGGTATTCTCCTGTACTTGTTAATAAATTAAGGAGCTTAACATTGAGATAATCCCATGCTGCCAATTCCATAATTAATTGGTTTTCTAGAGCTTCATACATTAACTCATCATTATATTTATCCAGTGGGATAATATGATTTACTAGCGGTTGGATATATAACTGCCATTTAGTTATGTACATTGCTTTCTCTTCTGATGACATACCATCTGAGATTTCTGAAGGAATGTAATAATTGATTAGGTTATATATACTATCAGTTAATGTAGTTTTGGACTCGGTATTTACAATTATGGTTTTAGTTGCATTTAAGTTAAGTCCTTCGGAGTTCGTTATGTTCAACGCTACTGTATAGAATCCGGACTTTTCATAAGTATAAGTAGGTTGTTTAACATCATAAACGGACCCCTTATCATCACCAAAGTCCCAGTCAAAAATGGCCTTGGCTGGGACTTTGGTTAATACTCTAAATGAAACTTCCAGACCATTCGCAATAGCTACAAAGTCTAGATTGTCCATGGTATCTTATTTTTTAGATTCTTCGAACTCTTCCAACAGAACCTGAATCAGAGTTTCAACTGTATCACCTTTGTCGGCAACAATTTCGTGACGAGCAGCGATAAGGGTTGCTTCTTCGAGAGTATAGGCTTTGGCAATCTTTTTGATTTCCATACCTTTTTCGAACTGAGCATTCAGTTTCTTTTCCAACTTATCGATGTCATCATTGGAGTATTTGTCGACAGCTTTCTTATCAAGAACCAAACGCAGGTGACCTGAATTCAAAGCCATCTGAATCTTTTTAGTTCTGTACTGTCGAGCACTCAATTCTTTTTCTTCTCCTCTACAAATTGTAATACCTGTAGATTGGTCATGGAAGCTGTAAGCTTTAGCACCTACAGTTACTTTATATTTATCCATAATTTTACTAAGTTTTTAGATGTTTAAAATTAGAGGTAGGTCCTCGCAAAACCTACCCCATCAAGAAATGGAATTATTTGTAAAATAAACCAGGTGTATTATTACTCAAGGTTAACCAAGAGATACGGGTCAATGTTCATAAATTCGGGGAATCCAAATTCTGAGAACTTCTTCTCTGCAGACAGAATCAATGCAGCATCCTGATACATCTTAGAGAAGCCTGTAGTCAGAGTGGCATAGATTGCCTGAGTCTGATTTGATACGATTCTTTCTGATTCAAGCATCAACTGTTTTGCAGTCAGCTTAATCAAAGCAGCAGTTGTATCAATCAACAGCAAACCTTGGTCAGGTGTTCCCGGGTGAATGTAGAAGTTAGCATTCTTAGGTACCGGAGACTTCACATTCAGTGTAGCTTCAGTTGTACCAGAATGACGTTCTTTGAATTCCGGCAAGTTCAGCATTTCGATTGCCTGGTCTTCACCACCAATCATAGTAGTAAAGTTACGTCCCATACGAGCAGCTCTTACCCAGATATGCAGCAAATCTTTGTAAGTGATACCATTCGTAGTTTCGTATACACCGATAACCGGAGCAGATTCTGAACCATCTGGTTTGTTACCATTGATAACAACATCCATGGCCAGAGTATCCATTGCATAACCGAGCTGAACACCGAAGTCACGAAGGTAGATTGCCAATACATCAAGAGATACGTAGTTACGAACTTCATCAGTAAGTTTGAATCCCTTACCAATTTTGAAGAGACTTACTGATTTCTGTCCAAAGCTTACATCTCCCAATGGGATAGTTTCTGCTTCATTAACCTTTGCAGGAGCAGCATCGGACATGTTAATCATCGGCATGATTGCGCTAAGACCACTGATTGACTGGTCAGAAGCAATAATCTCCGGATAGAACGGAGCCTGGCGCATACCAAGAGTGATGGCAGAACGAATGATTTCCGGAACAATCCAACGAACATCTTGCTGAGGCATTGTGAAGATGTTTTCCATTGTGTCGATTTTCGGATTGATATCCAACTTCTCGAACAATTCATCTTGGGTAATACCCCATTTACCAGTGGTAAGTTCACCTAATGTGATGTCCACAGGTTTCTTGTTCTGTGAACCTTGACGGTAAGCATCCAACTGCTGTACCATTTGAGGAAGTTCTTTTGCGAAGTCTTCTCTCTTCAATTTTGAAATATCAACTTTTTCCATGTTTCTTCTTCTCTTATTTAATAAGTACTTGAATTACCTCGTTTGCCTCATCTGCAGGTATGATGGCAATGAAAGGTGTAGCATCTGTTGACTGATTTGCTTTTACAAATCTGTCGTTCAGCAAGTCACCAGAGGGAACTACATATCCTGCTTTTAAGTCAGCAGCATTAGATACCCAGTTACAAATCATGTAACCTTCTACAGCAACAGTTACCTCTACTGGGAATTTGTTCTGTGCCTGGTAAGCAGGATTTACATTGTCGGTTACTGCCACTCCGATATATACCTGAGTAGATTCAGTGTAAGGTTCAATTAAACCGTCTTCTCCAAGAGCTACCGGCATACCTTGCAAAATTGTTTCACCATCTTTTACACAGAAAGCTTGGTGCAATTTGTGTGATTCACTTTTGTAAATCACCGCTCTTGGGGTCTTTTCCCCAAACAGCGTCATTGGCTGGTCTTTGTTTACGATTTTAGTCATAACAGTGATATTTATCGATTATTACTTGAATTTCTTCTTGTACAAGTCTTCAAGGGTTTCCGAAGTAGACTTGGCTTCTGCATTTGAAGTAGTTGCAGGTTTCTTGGTTTTATCCTCATTGTCATTCTCTGCAACAGAAGAAGCACGGCTTACATCGTGAGAACCACAGCTTGCACATACCATTGGGAATTTTTCTTCCAGACGACTCTGATAATCCTTAGTCAAGGAGATAAGAGTAACGATGCCAGTAGTTTCGGCATTCAACATTGTAACAATAGTTTCATCGGCTTTGTCACCCATCAGCTTCTTGTAAGTAGCAACGGCATCTTCACGGAGAGAAGCAATATGATTCTTTCCTACAGTTGCCATTTCCTTCAAGTTTGCAACTTCTGCATTCAGGTTGATAATCTGTTCTGTAAGAGAAGATTTCTCTGTAGTAAGATTATCTACCGTTGTCTGAAGACTGTTTTTGGATGATACCAAGCTTTGAATACAAGAAATAACTTCTTCCTGAGTCATTTCTTTGCCTTCTGCCAGAGATAACATGTTATCTCCGAAAAGCTTTTCTAAAAATTCTTGCAATTCTTTGTTCATATTTTCTTTATTAGGATTATGATTTTCTTGGGTACCATTATCATTAAAAGAATCTGGAGTATTGTCCTTTTCTTGGAATGAGTTGAAGTCCGTTTTGTAGTCAGTAAAGAAGTACTGTTTGGACTTGTCATCCCGATATTCCTCATAAGAAGACCAGGTTCTTTTTGCAAAGGTTGGATTAATGATTTTACCATCTTCACCAATCTTTTGAGCAAATGAATCAGCTCCATGAGATACCAGGGATGTTTCCATATATCGAACTACCTCAGTAACTATTCTACGAACCATTTCACCTTTAGAGTCATAAGTACCAAGTTTTTGATAGAATTCACCATCTTCCATTCCTGGGTGTGATTTATCCCACTTAAACTGTACTGTTACCGAGTTACTATGAATTGAAGGAGGTTCCATAAGAATACCTCTAGCAATTCTTGGGTTAGCTTTACCATCAATCTTCAAAATACCGTTGATACCTGCAGGTATAGTAAAGCTTCCATCCTTATAAGACTCCTGCCACATTACTTGAGATACAGCTCCAATTGCATTACCAATATTGGTTTCATGGTCGCAATTTACTGTTTGTCCAAGTAACATCTTCATAGAAGCTTTAAGTACTCCATTCTGACCAAAGTCAGTAGGGTTCCAGTTCTTAGATACAATCGTTTCAGAAAGTAATCTAAACATAGGTTCTATGAACTCTTCGTCCTTTGGAGTAAGTTCTGATTTATCAAGGTTTGGATAATAGGTATTATAATCTATATCTCCTCCCCAAAATCCAAATTGAGCAATGGTATCCGGTGTCGGAGTCTTCCATTTGTAATAATTCTCTGAGAAAGCCTGGGCTCCAACTGATTCTGGGATATACCCAGCCATAATGGTATGACCCTGGCCAATCACCATTGAATCAAGATGCTCTTTGTTTTTCTTAGTAAATTTACTCATCTTGCTTTTGTATTTTGGTCTCCACGAGATGGAGCCGGATTAGTTTTATCTCTTGACCTACGAGCAGATTGGTTTTTATCATCCTGCCTTTGCTTCTTCTTGGTTCCCTCTTGAGGGTCTGAATTACCCTTAGCAAATTGGTCCTCAAGTGAAACTCTTGGTTCATTCTCATCAGGAGAATCATAACCCATTGCCCAAGCATATTGGTCTTGGCTAATGATACCAGCCTTATATAATAAATCCAGGTTTTGGATTTTATACTGAAGACCTTGTTGAACCTTAACTTCATCAGAGATAGTTGAAGTTCCCCATGATATCTTTATTCCCTTATTATCAAAGCCTGCCAGACGCAGTTCTAGAGAATAAAGAAAATCCAATACATAAGTTACAAGCATTTGGATATTTTTTAACTGGCTAATTAATTTAGACAGCATTATACCCGTTGCTCCCTCTCCCGTTGTTGAACTAACTCCAATAAGGTTTCCATTAACTCCCAAACCATTTGCAACTGATTGCTGATTCATATTCCAGGGTTTCTCAATATTACCAAGTTCCTTGGTAGTTGAATTGAGTTTAAACTCATGGTCATCAATGTAACCAGTTACTATACCGTCTTTCATACCATTACGAAGATTTCTTTTCAAATCTTTTAATGTACGTTCAAGACGGGATTGATAAGCTTGTAAGCTTTCATTTGGATTCTGGTCTGGTTTAGTCATCTTAGCTTCCAAGAATCCTACCATACCAACCATTTCCATGATGTGTTTGAAGTTAACCTTCATATCATGTTGGCCTTTTAATGAATCCAATGCTGCCATAAATGGTGGAATCCCATAAGGTTCATCGGTATCATTAAACATACCAGCATACACATAAGTTTCTGGGTTTAGTTTGATATAATCTTGGTGCTTTACGAAGTAATTCTTATTCCTCTGGTAAGGAGAATATACTCCATTGTTCTCTCTTTTGAAAACAATGTTCTCGGGTCTAAGGAATAAGACTGTGTCCAAACCATCCAACATATCATTGGGAACTCCTTCAACAGATATAGCTCCACTAACAAGGCATTGTACAATCATCTTATTAACTAGACCATCTATACCAGCAGTATACCTAGACCATTTCTTAGTAGCTTCAGTAAGATGTTTTCTCATCTTATCTGCTTCAGCATCTGAGTTGTTTGGGAATGTTACCGTATGACCAGTATTTGCCAACTTAAACATATCCTGCAAAGCAATGCCCATATCCGGATTTACCTTATATAAATCACGAATCAAAGGGATTACTTCAACACGAAAAGAAGGGTCTACCATTACGGTCATCCCTTTCAGAGTACTGAGTAAAGAGTTATCTTCATCCACTGATACTCTACCAGGAGATATAGCAGCAGCTTTTGGCTTGCTTGGCTCCTTGTTTGATTCAGGAGGTGGGTCTTTCTTTCTACCCCAACTCCAATTAAAATTGAGCTTTTTCATTTCGGTTGTACTATTACGTTAGTTTTTCCTTTTCTTATGTGATTACAGATTGCTTTACCGAATATAGAGTCATCTGCATATACATCCCCTTCTAGGTCTACATCTACTGTAGAATTATTAGCTCTATGCTTACCCATTGCAACTGGCCTACCTAAACCATCATATATGAAGGTATATGCTTCTTGAACAAAGAAAGGGTCTTTAACAGTAATATTATCTTCTCGAATATCCTGTTCAAGTCCCTCTACAATAACAGAACGGTTCTTTTGTGTAGTTAACCATCCTGGAGATTTATCTACCTCAGGTCTAGATTTACCTTTCTTCTTAAGCATTTTCTGATAGTAATACAGTTTAGGATAGCCTTCAGTTTGAAGAGCAGAAGTTACTGCCAATCCAACATCATTAGATTCTGGAGCAATGGTAGCAAAGTTAAACAAATGCCCTGTATCTCCAAGTAACCTTGCATACTTATCTACTGAAAGTCTACCTTTGAATACTGCTTGTTCTTCTCCTTGTTTATCCATGCAAGTAAATGCAGAGTAGTCAGAAGACCTACCAGTTGAAACGTCAGCACCAATGAAATATTCCTTATCTGGTGCTGGTTCTAAGAATTGCCGATATTGACCATTAAACCTTTTCTTAATAACCGGATAATCACTAAGACAGTCTTCGATAGCTTTTATGTCAGCTAAGTCGAAGACCGTATTTCCAGATGATAAGAAGTCACCATCAATTTCTTGTGCAGTTCTTTTGGTTCCCAAAGCAGAAGACATTTCATTGTACCAATTAATGTCTCGTTCTGGGTGCATTTGCCAATACAATCTGAGTGGGTTAAATGGATTCCCACCTGCAATAGCATCAACCCAAGTAGAATGGTAAAAGTTACCAACTCCATAGGGAGTGGAATTGATGATAGCAGCTCCACCAGTGGAAAGAGTAGGAAAAGCGGCTGCCCAGATTTGGGCTGCCCATCTAACTACTGCTGCTTCATCAATTACCAGTAAGGATAGAGATTCTGAACGACCGGCTTCTGAAGACGTTGGGATAGATTCTATGAATGAGCCATTATCGAACTCTATCATTGATGCAGAACCATATTCTCCCGAACGACCATTTATAATCGGTGTCTGTAAATACCATGGCAGGTTTTTGTACATGAACTTAATCTTCTTAAGTACCTTCTTTGCTGTTGTGTCCTTGATTGAGATAATGTTAATCTTCTTGTTAGGATGATACATTGCCAACCATAGGCAGTACATAGATATAAGCTCCGTAATACCTGCCTGCCTGAACTTAAGCAGAATATTGAAACGTTCTTTTACGAAGTTATACAGAACCGATTTTTGATACGGGTAAAGTTCAAATCTTACCTTTCCCCTCATAGGGTGTATCACATAAGTGAAAAGGCTAAAGTAAAAAACATCATTACTAACTTTAGCAAGTGTTGCTAGTTCTTCCCTTGTAAGAGCAGATGTGTTAGTTTCTATGTTAATCTTCTTTGCCATAATCAAAAGTTATATGTTACTGAAAACTCTAAGTCAGCTTTTATTCCCGAAAAGAACTTCGGATAATGAAAAGCATTTATACCAAGTTTATAATTGAAATTAGTAGTCTTGATTGAAAGGCCTGTCCCTATGTCTAACATTTGATTAAAGACCCTATATTTACCATAAACGTATGGACTTAGAGTTAGTTTTCTAATTCTTTTTTGAGTTAATTGACCTTCATACCAATTGTACTTATACTTACCTAAGTCCATGTTAAACATTCTCGTTGAATAGGAGTTTGTTTCCTTGTTGAATAAACTTAGATTCAATTGGTTTTTATCCAAGGTAAATTGGACCAGAGAATCTTCTCTACTAATTCTATTCGAAGTAACCGCTGTTGAATCAGAAGCTTGGGGTTTAGTCGAATTGCTACTGTTTCGATAGAAGTCGTAGAGAAGAATTCTCTGGGGCTGAACCAATTGTGTATATGGTGATTGGGGCTTGAAGTTCTCTTTCAGTTTGATTGTATCAGGAATGCCAATGACCGATGAATCAGGAAGTTGTCTGATATATGAATTCAGTTTGTAATTCCTGAAGCAAAGGTAAATAGTAAATCCTAGTAGCAAAAGGAACACTACGTCTTTAAGTGTCTTCTTCATCTCGTAACTTCAGATAACTATCTTTGGCGATGAACTTATCAATGCAAAGATGGATTAATACTTTCATACTCGAACTCAAATCAAGAGTCGGTATTCTTAACTTAATCTCCAAACCCTTAGAATCTTCGGTAATGGAAACTTTAATTCTTCCTCGATGATTCTTAACGAGTCGGTTATATAAGGCAGCAACCATGTTAAAGATTGCTTTCAGATTCTTCGGTGTAATTTCTGAACGATGTAAAATTTTCTTGGTCATATCACTGTAATTTTTAGGTTCATACGAATATAGTCAACTAGCTCTAAATCAGGTACTTGGCATCAATTTGCCAAGTCTTGGTACTACCTAATTCATTCAAAATCAATCAGTTAGGTTTGTGGCTTGTTTCCCTTTCCCTTAACAATCCCTATCCTTTCAGATTGTATTTTGGAATTATTCCTTTCCTTCCTTCTTACCTTCTTACCTGGCTAATAGCCATTATATATATAGGGGGGAGGTCACTGAAATTATGGTACCTTTTTAAGGCATCTCTTGAACCATACAGAAATTTCATAAACCGACCCTTTAGCTATGGTATACCTTGCCTTGTTAAGCCAGTAAAGGTAATTGCCTTCATCCATGAAAATCTTGTAGGCTTTAGGAAATCCCATAATTGCCTTGAAATCTAAAATCCCAAGAGGGTAACCATCGGGTCGGAACTGTCTATCAGCAGGTCTTAAAGTTAGAGGGGCTTTATCTAACTCTAATCGATATACTCCTGGGAGAGTACTCATCTTAGCAGTCTTTATGGGCCATTTCTTTTCATTCTTGAAGTCACTATTCCACAATAACTGAATCTTTCTAACGGTTAGATTTTTCTTTGCAGGAAGCTTTCGATAATCATACATTGCCAAAGTCTTTTCAATTGGAATGTTATAATTTAATGGATTCTGGTAATCGTTAAGTAGATTTCTAGTAATTGTTGGAGTTTTTACTTGGAATACTTCATTAAAAGCATCCAAGTATTTCTTACCAGTTTTCTTATGAACTCCAACGATAACTAAACGTTTCCTTGATACTTGGGAGTTCCCATAGTCGGAAACGCTTCTTTCGTGAAAAATAAGTTTATAGTCCTTAAAGGCTTCATGAAGGTATTCATTTGGTAGAAGAGATAGCAAACGAGGCAGGTTTTCTATAAGAAAAATCTTAGGCTTATAATAATTGATTCCTTCTATTACTAGATTTAAACTTCGGTTATCTTTGGGCTTACCCAATTCTTTAACCTTTGAAAGCCTCATAATAGACGACATACCACAGTCTGGAGAAGATAAAATAACATCTACTTTCTCATCAAACTCAGGTAAGTTATATCCTTTATAGAACGGTATATCTTTAAAATTAGCCTTCCACTGACTTTCACAATTTGTATGAAAAACGGTTCTTGGCTCAATATTCCCTAATAGGTGCTTCCTAAAAGGGAAGAGCAGACCTCCTTGGCCTGCACATATCCCTAATATATTCATTTTTTGTAGCTTCTAAGTTTTACATACTTAACCCAGGAATAATGTTTACGTTTCCTGATATATTCCAGGTCGTGGTCATTGTTATGGGCTTCTTCCTCAAAGCTTACATCATGATATCCTTCGCTTTGTTTGTTCCACTTAGCAAAGAACCAGATGATTAAGTACTCGATTGCATACCATAAGTAGTAGAATACCCACAACATCTCTTGCATTTGTTTGAGATGAATATGCTCATGGTTGTAATCATATGTGTCAAACTTAGCACCTTTTCTCACAAAGACAATTCCGAATAGGTTCATTGCCTTGTATCCCTTGAAAGGGATGAATTTGTTGTAAATTACCTTCATTATATCTTGTTTTTAAAGTTTTCGTAAGCGTTCTTTAACTTCTGGTCATAGGCATTTTCAGCATAACCAGGACCATTATACTTCCGAGCAAAGCCTGCCCAGTCATGTTCTTTCAGATTTTTCAAGCAACTGGTATTATTCATGTAGTAATACATGAGTTTTAACTGACTTTCATGAGATTCCTGCATCTTTTTCACGAATTCGAAGACGTCTTTACAGCCACAATAGAGGTGATTGAAGCCCATAATCTGAAACATTCCCCAAGAAGCTGACTTCAAAGCACATTCTTCGTCGATTTTCTTGGCAATTTCGAGTCTTTTGTACTCACTTGCTCCTCCTAAGTACTTCGATTTATCCCATTTTGGGAAACAAATCGTAGGGTAACTCTTTTGAGCAGCTACTGACTTGTCTAAACCGAACTTATTTTTGATTTCTTTGTACATAATGTGACCTTCAAACAGAATTTGAGGTCTACCATCTACTAGAAATCCATCTCTACCTGCTGCTTCAACCAGTTGTACTGCTTTGAGAAGAGCTGGCTCTAGTCCTAAATCATTGGCTAAAGCCACAATCATTTCATTAGTTAACTTATCCATAACGTTATATTTTAAAGTTCATTAAAGAAAAGAAAGTATTGCGTATACCTTATCTGGATGATAGTTAGGAGTTCTATTATCTTATATAAAATTTATAATAATATGGAAGAGAAACTCACATGTCACCTATGTAATTCACCATTAGATTTGGATGATTACGATTTAGCCAAAACAGTACCTCAATTAATGAAGGAAAAACAACTTTGTTTTCGATGTGCTTTTTGGCATAGAATTATTGAATCGGATAAAACTCTGATAGAGGATTCTAATTATGAAATGATTCCCTTGGTTACACCCTATTTTCAGCATTATTCTATTCACTTAAATAAGATTTGGTTAGAAGTCGCTACCTTTAGAAGAGAGTCATTAGGTTCAACCAAGAAATATATTGCCGCAATGGTAAAAGATAAAGTATACATTGGTTCGTATAATAATTGGGGATTCCAGGGAATAATTCCGGCACACTTAAGAGAACTTTTTACTCCAAATGGTATAATCCTAACTCCAGAACAACTAGACGACTTACTTAATCGGAAATCCTTTACCGCAGCAGATTTAAAAATTCTTATGAATAATTGCAATAAATCAGAATAATTTTGTATATTTGCATAAACATTTTAATAATAAAGATATGAAAAAGAACAAAGAAACCAAAAAGCTAAAGGAGGGTGAAGAAGTCATTTTCTCTGATGGCAAAACCTTAATGGAGAAAGTAATCGTAGAATCTATCGATAAGAAAGGTGGATTTGCAGTACTGAGCAATAAAGTAAAAGTATCAAGAACTATTGGACCAGATGGGTTCTATACAAGGTTAGATGGTAAATCATCTATGGTATTACCTCTAACAGGTAAATCTGAATTGGATTACCAAGCCTTCAAAGCTTACTTCTCTATTAAGAGAAACTTGGAATTTATAGAAGCCAAGATAAAAGATATGAAGGACAAAGAGTTCAGCGAACTAATCGTAGAATTAGATAAGAAGATATCCAAAATCGTAACAAAATACTTTGAACAATGATAACCTGGATAATCTTAGGCATTATATATGCCATATGTTTTATACCTGCATGGTTTATGACCAGAGTAATTACCTCATCCCACCCAATGAAAAGGGTGGGGTTCTTTTTCCTAACTATCTGGTTAATCAT